AAAGCGTCACATGCTGGAAGTTAACCCTGCTGCTGCTTTTGAAATAGCTGATGCTGGTGGCAAAGAAACGTCAAGAGAACGGGCTTTGAGCCGTGAAGAGTTGATCCGAGTGTTTCAGGCAATGCGAATTGCCAAGGGATTCAGTATTCAGAACGATATCACCATTAAACTGATGCTGTTGCTGTGTTGCCGAAAAATGGAATTATGCGGCGCGCCATGGTCTGAATTTGATTTAGAAAAAGGTATTTGGGCATTACCTGGTGAAAGAACTAAAACCGGTGAAGGAATTGATATTCCGTTACCCCGAATTGCTATTGAGTGGCTGACTGAATTGAAACGGATGTCATGTGGTAGTTCTTGGGTGCTGCCAGCCAGAAAAATGCAGAACAGAATGGTTCCCCACATTGTTGAAAGCACATTGCCTGTTGCTATGTCTAAGTTAAAACCACATCTGGTCGGCATGGAATGGTTCACTGTTCATGATTTGCGCCGTACCGCACGTACTCACCTTGCTGCTTTGGGTGTTGATCCGGTTGTCGCTGAACGTTGCCTGAACCATAAAATCAGAGGCGTTGAGGGGATCTATACTTTGAAGAACGGAAAGACGCCTTAAATAAATGGGCGGGATTACTTGAGGTGTTGATTGAGGGAAAGGATTACAACGTAACACCTATAGCGGCGTTCAAGCAACATGGCTAGATTTCTGGTTGAGTTATTCGATCAAGTCAGAAATATTTTAGCTCATTGCTAAACACCTAAAATGTCTGATGGTTTCGTTGAGTTGGTTAAGTCATTAATTAAGTGCTTCTCTGACATTTTATGTCGTTTTCATTTGGATGAAACAAGTAATACTTTATTTTTGAGCTATAACAAAAGTTATAACGAAAATAGTGTTATTGGTTAGTAAGTCTTAGCTTAACTTATAGTTAATAACCAGTGGTTAATGTTTTTTAGTGCGGCGTTTCTTGTTTTTAGATTGTATCGCTATGAAAATAAAGAAAAATAAAAATAACCTCACATTGGGTTTTATATTTATTTTCTATGTCTTGTTGGTGGGGATATTATCCCATTGGGATAGGGAATTGATTATTTAAGTGGTGGTTAAAAGATGAACATGTCTTTGGGGGCGCGCATTCTACTCATGTTTTATAAATATTCAATCATTTGTTGTTGTGAAACGTTAGATATTTTCTAGATACAAAAAAATCTAAAATTATCTAGTAATAGCTATTCCATTCTAAAAACACATAACTGTATAATTACACAGTGAACAAAAAAAGGCCGCCCGAGGGCAGCCTTTTTAAAATCACAACCGCTTGGTAACGTGAAACTTTGGTCGGGGACACGTTACTGAGCACTCACAGTGATCGGAGTGTTGTTTATGTATTAGAACTGTTGCTGTTTTCACGAAGATTCCGTTTTTACGAGCCTTCGATGTTTCATACAACCACAGTTATATTACCTAAGTAATTGTATACATCGATTACCCGAAGGTAAACACACTCCGTGATTTTTGTTAGTTTTTCTAACTTAAAACGGAGTCTTATGACTACTGAAAATATATCTTTCTTGCGACGCAAAGATCTTGAGTCAATGTTAGGTCTCTGCCGCGCGTCTATTTACAATCACGTTGATCGTGGTTTGTTGCCTCCTCCGGTGCCACTTGGCCTTCGTTCTGTTGGCTGGCCATCCAATGAAATAAATGCCGTTTTTTCTGCCCGCATAGCTGGTCATTCTTCTGATCAAATCAAAATTTTAGTTTCTCAGCTCGTTGCTGACAGAAAACTGGCTGCTTAGGAGATATACATATGAACGAATATGATCTTCTTGATGCACCGTTTGTTGACGGTCAGTGCGCTGAAATCCTTTCTATTTTGAAACGTGGGCCTGTTCTGAGTTTTGTTTTTACTGCGGATTACGCGATTCCAGAGGCCGCGGCCCGGGTACACGATTTGCGTAATCGAGGGTTCAACATCATCACGAATATTCAATCTGAGGTTGTGTTTCGTGGAAAAATCAGAAAGCGAGTTGCTCTGTATTCTCTAGGAAATCCCGCATGGCCGCGCCCTGGATTTCTTTCAGAAAATAACGAATTACCACCAGCAGCATAAGGGATAAATAAATGTATATTTCATTTAATGCGGTTCGCCCGTATGGGTTCGGCTTGCCTAAATTCAGCCAAACAGCTAAAGTTCAAAATGTTGTCACCTTAAGCAAGTGGCAGCAAGGCTGGCGGATTAAGCACCCGCAAGCAGCAAAGACAGAAGGAAAATTTGTATCCAATTCCCCAATTACTGGCACCTTGCCGGTGATCTATCCGTATTTGGGGGCATGGGTCGGGAGCCTAAGAAAACGCCCCTACTGTGCCTTCCTTCTGTCGGCACTGCTTTGCGGCTACCCGATCCGCCTTCGGTCTTACAGACAGAAGGTAACTCAAATGATTTACACATTCCTAATCACGGCTAACCGAGGCCGTATCGCTGATATTCAGCGTATCCGTACTATTTCTGCTTTTGCCAACTCTGAAACTGAGGCTCGCCAACGTTTGGCCGGTTTACCGCTCATCTTTGTGAGTCGTTCTCCAGCTCAGGAGGTGGCAGCATGAATGAATTATTCAATCTGAAGCCAGTAGATATTGCTGGTAATCAAATTCGAGCTGTTGATGCGCGTGAACTGCATATGTTTTTGGCGATCGGTCGTGATTTTTCCAACTGGATTAAAGACCGTATTGAACAGGGCTTGTTCGTTGAAGGTAAAGACTATGTTTTAACGCTCACCAAAACTGGCGTCCGTTCAAATGTTGTACAAAAGGACTATGCCATTTCAATTAGCATGGCTAAAGAACTGTCGATGCTGGAGCGTAACGATCAAGGCAAGTTAGCCCGTAAGTATTTCATTGAGTGTGAAGAACGGTTGGCAGCAATCGTACCAGTACAACATCAAATGGTAGTGAACAACTGGCGCAAAGCCAGAATTGAAACTCGTGATTATCAAAAGATCATGTGTGCTGCTTTGGCATTGTCCAGAGCAAGACAAGGCAAAGATACCAACGCAAATCACTACACCAACGAAGCCAACATGTTGTACATGCAGTTGCTTGGTACTACAGCGAAAAAATGGTTGTTATCCGAAGGGTTAACAGGTGAGTTAAGACAACATCTCTCTGCAGATCAACTCGAGTTATTAGCTTATTTGGAACGAACCAACATCGCTCTAATTGAGCTGGATATGAGTTATCAGCAACGCAAAGAGAAGTTAACAGAATTATTCACCCGTCATCTTTTGGAGAAAGCAGCATGAACGCACAAGCAAACATCAATACCCTGATTTCTGTTGATAACGGAGAGAGCATCAGGGCAACGATAGGCCGTATTTCGTTGGTATCTGCACTTGTCGTTTCATCTCTACCCAATAGCCCAAGTGCAAATCTTATCAAAAAGACATCCGACATGATTTCAGATGCCGGTAGCGAGCTTTTGGATTGGTTCGGCGAGTTAACTATTCACACTAACTTTGTGCGTAATGGCATCACCGCCATTGAAGAAATTCGGTTGATATCTGTTTTAGTCAAAAACTCTGCTCCGCTCAATCCAAGTAAGAAAATTCTTGAGAAGGCATTTAGCCAAATTCGAGCAATGTCAGATGCCATGCTGGATGAGCTGGATAAAGCAGAGGTATTGGTATGAATACTCAATCACTCCAACCTGAATCATTCATGAGCGCGTCCGAGGCATTACCAACAATCCGAGAAGCCGTGGCAGCGTGCTATCACCTCAGATTAAAAATATTAAATGGTGGCCCGTGGTATCAGAACGAGCAATATCGCATCCGTATGGAAATAACACCTGATGTGATTGCCTGTGCTATCCAAAACAACATTGAGGGCGCTTTGATTGCTGAATATGGTACTGAACAGGGGATCATTGATTCTGCAGAGATGTTATCTGCAATGTTGGATGCTGATATTTCAACTGGTGGCCTGTCAGAATTAGGTGTCACCGTCATGGACGAGCTATTTAAGTCGTTAGCGGAAATGGCCTATGAATCGTTGTCACAGGGGCAGCTATTAATTGCCGCTATGAATCAGCAGGTTCATTAGGAGGCGCTATGACTGAACCATTAAAAATCGGTGATATTGTCCGAGTCGCACAGGGTCAGTGGGGAAGTATCTTCCCCGCTCTTGGGATCACCGTCCCGGCACGAGGCAAGCACGGTGCTTGTCCGGTATGTGGTGGTAAAGACCGTTTCCATTTTGATGACAAAGAAGGCCGTGGTACTTGGATTTGTCGGCAGTGTGAAGGAAAACAAGCCGGTGATGGGCTCGATCTGGTGTGTAAAGCCACAGGGAAAGACAATAAAGCAGCCTCTTTGCTGGTGGCGCAGGCTTTAGGGTTATCTGCTGGTCTCGATATGGCTGCTATCAAAGCCAATGAAGCCAAAGCGAAACAACAGGCAGAACAGGAACGAAAACGCGAACAAGTCAGACACAAGGCCGCAGCTGAACTGGCGCAAAACATCCTGAACCAATGCTTGCCAGCCAAAGGGCATCCCTATCTGGTCGGCAAAAGCTTGGCTGAATGTGAGGTGCTAACTCTGCAAAGTGCGTTGATGGCCGGTAACGTGGAATTGAAACAGGGGGTTTTAGTTATCCCGTTGTATAACGCAGCTGGAGAGTTGACCACTTGCCAGACCATTGATGATACCGGTCATAAATATCTGTTGGCTGGTGGCCGTAAATCCGGTTCATGTCATTGCATAGCTGGATCTGAAGTATTGGCTATCTGTGAGGGTTATGCGACCGGGCTATCAGTCCACCTTGCAACTGGGTTCTCCGTCTATTGCGCCATTGATGCCGGAAATCTTCTGGCTGTGGCTAAGGCTGTGAGAGACCAACAACCACAAGCCGAAATCATTCTGGCTGCTGACAATGACGCAGACCACCAAGAAAACATCGGACGAATCAAAGCGCAATTTGCTGCTGATGCGGTGTGGGGAGTTGTGGCATTGCCGCCGATATCCGGTGACTGGAACGACTACCACCAGCAATACGGCATAGATAAAACTAGAGAGGCCATTCTCATGAGCCGCAAACAAAGCAATGTTGTTTCCCTGGCTGAAAAAGCCAGACCAGTAGTAATCAAATCATCCACTGATGACATTAAGCCCCGCATAGAGACCAAAGACAGCGATCTGGTTTATATCGTGCCGAAGATGGATAAAGACACTGGGGAAATTCACGAAACCCAGAGTTGGCTGTGTACTGCCATTGAACTGATTGGACGTGGTAAGGATGAAGATGGCGCTCACTTTCGCATGATCCGCTGGAAAGAGAATGGGGCTGGCGCAGAACGCACGGATGCTTTCCCATTGGAGATTGTCGGTGAGCGGGAAGGCTGGGCCCGTATGCGCCGTGGTGGTCTCTCTGTCACAACATCCCGTCTGTTGCGTGCTCACCTTGGTAATCACATGCAGTTAGCTGGTTTAGATCAGTTCTGGCGTGTAGTGTCCCGTAGTGGCTGGCAGCATGGTGCCTATGTTCTGCCTAATGCTGAGGTGGTGGGCAATCCGGCTGATCCGGTGTTCTTCAATGGCCGTTCTGCCAGTGCTAACGCTTACCGTGTCAGCGGTACTGTTTTCGAGTGGCAGGAACAGGTCGGCGCACTGGCGCAGGGTAATGTTTGCATGATGCTGGGGGTAGCATGTTCGCTGGCAGCACCATTGCTGGATCTGGTAGAGGCAGATAGTTTTGGGGTTCATCTGTTCGGCAATTCCGGAACAGGAAAAACAACCATCGGCATGGTTGCTAACAGTGTCTGGGGTCATCCAGAAGAACTGAAACTGAGTTGGTACTCTACTGCGCTTGGTTTGGCGAATGAGGCTGCCGCGCACAATGACGGGCTGATGTCACTGGATGAAATAGGCCAAAGCACTAAGCCCAAAGATGTGGCTACCTCTGCCTATGCGTTATTCAACGGGGTCGGGAAGATTCAGGGTGCGAAAGATGGCGGTAACCGGGAAGCAATGCGATGGCGTGTACTGGCACTGAGTACCGGTGAGAAGGATTTAGAAACCTTTCTGCATGAAGCGGGTGAAAAGGTACATGCTGGGCATCTGGTGCGCTTGTTGAACGTTCCTATCCAGGCAATCGCCAATATTCACGGACTGGCTGACAGCCGAGCCCATGCAGATGCGGTACAACAGGCTGCAAAGCGTTGCTATGGTGCAGTAGGGCGTGAGTGGGTCAATTATCTGGCCGACCACAAAGAAGATGTTATCCAAGCCATTAAAGCCACAACTACTGCATGGCAGGCAAGACTGCCGGAGAAAGCCAGTGATCAGGTTCGCCGTGTAGCGTCACGCTTTGCCATTCTGGAAGCAGCATTGGTGTGTGGTTCACATCTTACAGGCTGGACACCAGACGAGAGCAAAGAAGCGGTACAGCGTTGTTTTAATGAATGGGTTGCGTTGTTCGGCATGGAGAACAGGGAACGTAAGACCATCATTGAACAAGCAGTGGCCTTTCTGAATAGCAATGCGTTTAGCCGGTACATGGTGATCCCATATGACTATTCGCAGCCAACAATTCGAGATCCTGCTGGTTATCGAAAGCAAGAAGGCCCTCATGCTGATGGCTGGACGTTCTACACTTTCCCGCATGTATTCATCAATGAAGCTGCCCATGGGTTTAATCCTCAGGCAGTTGCAAAGATCTTATCTGAGCATGGCATGTTGAAACATGACAAAGACAGGGAAGGCCGATATACGGCCCGTCTTCGAGTTGATGGCAGATATACCCGCTTGTTTGCGTTGTTGTTTGCCTCAGAAGACGATGCCGCCCAAGAGGATGATGTTTAACTGACATTCAAGCCCAGAGATATTTCGGGCTTTGTTTTATTCACGTACGCGAGAAAAGCATGGGTCACATGGGTCATTGGGTCATATGGATAAAAAGTATATATAAATCAATATGTTAATTATTTTATGTGTGACCCGCGTATGACCCACATGACCCATTATCACAGGGTTATTTTCGATGTTTTAACCGTGTGACCCAAACCATGGGGCGTGTGACCCAGCCTATGGGTCACATCTTGAAAGTATAACCACATGATTATATTGATTAATTTTACCATGTGACCCAATGACCCGTGTGACCCGCACTTTTTGTATATATATACGTGTTTTTTTAGATTAAACCGGCGTTGGTGTTTGTTCTGGGCTCATAGAAATTTATCTAAAAGCGGGAAACGAGAAGCATCTAAACTGGTTGGAATGAAAAATATTGAACTATTTTCGAGCGAAATAATGTTACGCAGATAGATCGATACAAACAAAATACACAATAAATACAGAACAAAAACATGGTAAATACACTATTAATACAGGTACGAATATGACTGGATACTCGCTTTGTTTAATAATCTAAGTCCTAGTAAATCATAACTTCAGATCCTTGTTCTGAATGTTGAGAAGTTCAGAACAAGTAGATTTTATGGAAATAAATAAAATGTGTTTGGGTTACTTCAATCGAAAAACAGGGTTACGTTAATGTGTGCCTGTTTCTTCCACGATTATGAAACTTTTGGCGCAGCCTCAATTTAAATCTCGTTTGATCGGTTCAGTCCTTAGCGTTAGCTAAACCAGCTAAACAACGTCACTGCAAAAATGCTGAGACATTCGATTAATCCGCCACTGCAAAACTGCTTTCGCCCTATCTGCGAAAACATTCAAAATTCGCATCACATTAAAGCCGTATAAATCGCAATTACAGAGCACCTATGCTGTATAGCTATACATGTATTCTTTTATCTCAGGAATTAATTCTTAGCGTTCTGTGTTGGCTTTGGTTGGTGGATTCATCCGTGAGGTTTGGTTAATGGATCAACTACAGCCAGAAAGGTTGTCAAAAGTTGACATCCAAACCTCATTTTGAGGGGGGGGGTCCAGCTGGTGGACATCTTGACCGGGTAACTAAAAGTAACTCAGTTCAATCATTGCGGCGCAATAGTTCAGATGAAGGTGAGGTGATTTCCACCTTCCCTTGCTGGTGGGTGAGGGTGTACGGCATTGGCGCAGACCATAGAGCTATCTTGCTGGTATCCACTCTGGTATCCATGGAAGTAACCACCTTGTAACCCTCTGGACTAGTTACCAGACGAGTTACCACGATATTGGGCGAGTTTAAGGGCGAGTATAACCACCAGCAAAATAAACAAGATAAGCAACGCAATGACGAGTATAAGGGCGAGTATTAGGCCGCATGGTTTCCAGTAAGGTTTCCACGGTTTGGCCCGATCCCAACCACCATTGGGGGATGGGAACTATCACCATTTCAGTGATAGATTAACGACCCATTAAACACCCCAAGCAATGACGAATAATGCGGCTTTGGGAAGCAACCCCATGCAGGCGAGCGAAACTATCGCCCGGTGAGTTTGAATTTATATGCAGGTTAGTACGCAGCACGGTACGCACATTTGATGCTAATTTTTCAGTGCGTACACTGATACGAAATACAACGGATTTTGAGCAAAATAAACTGCGCAAAAAAAGACTGCGCAATGCGCAATTTTACCGGGTGAAAAAGTTCGCACTGCGAACCAAAGTGCGAACCAGTAAAACCAGCCACTTTAAGGCGTTAATCCCTTGTTGCTATTGACCTGAAAGCCTTATTTAATCTGGTGATAACAAAGGATTTCTGCGCAGTAAGCACCCACGAAAACGCACGTTTTTTTGCGCAAATGAACATCAGGATTTATCAGGGTTTTTGCGCATTTACTACTTCAGAAAACTTCAGTTTTTTTGCGCAGTAGGTGATAACGAAAAATAACGATTTTGCGCGATAGGTACTAGCGAAAACTAGCGTTTTTTCGCAAAACGAAACACAAAGGTGAACGGGTATTTGTTAGTCATAAGTACGCAGCAAGGACTTAATAAAACTTAATGTTGAACCCATCAATAACCAACATTGAACCTTATAAAACCTAATATTCAAAATCGAATCGTGGGCGTGGTGTCAGGGAAATATTGATACCCCATATTGAGGCTTGAAGGGCCGTCAACCTGTTAGTAAATGTTAGTGTTTAGACTGCTTATCCCACACAAACATGTTAGTAAATGTTAAGGTTTGAACACTGCCAGCCTGTTAATAAAAGTTAACATTCAAATGACACTCCAGAATGGAGCAACCTATAAAAAACAGGTAGATATAAGCGAATTGTACGCACTACTGTGCGCAGCAAGTGTGCGCAAACTACTGTGCGCAGCAAGTGTGCGCAAGATGAAGCGCGCACACCTGTTATTAATTGTTATGGTTCGCGCACTGTTTCGCGCATAGTCAAACCTTCCGCACTGTATCCAAAACAGCTACAGATTATGTAGCCAAACCAGCTACAAAAACTGTCACCGAAACAGTGACAACCCAAAGGGCAGGGGGTAGCGTTTCACGACCCCCCCCCTCATTTCAAATGATGCCAGCCACCAGCAAATGAAATCCAATTTCCCGCAATGCGAAAAGTTGAGAATAAACAATCAGTAGATCCCCCAAAACTGGGGAACCTTCCCCGAAACATGGAATGATTACCGAAATCGGTAAAAAAGTTACTGGAATCAGTAAAAATCATTCCCCGCTTGGAGAGTGGAAACCCACAGGGTGAAACCACCCACGAAAATGGTTATTTTGACCACAGTTAGCGGGCTTAAAAGTAAGCCGACTGTTTTAAAAGGGATTTTTCATCCCATTTGAATACTGTATATAATACCAGTCAATCAGCAGCGCAGAGCGTTGCGAGAGAACAAACCCGGCGGCGGTCGATATAGCGCAATATTGGTGCGTATTTCGGCGATTGCGATCACCTGTTTCGGGATAATCCGATCACTTCTGTTTCTCGACTATAGTTTTACCCTAACTGATCGCAATCCGCTATTTTTCTCATCGATTCTCCCTTTAATTCGATCCGATGGCTGTTGTGAACCAATCGATCCAGTAATGCATCCGCTACCGTCGGATTTCCGATCATGTTGTACCATTCACTCACGGGTAACTGACTCACCACCAACGTACTGCTTTCTTGATAGCGTTCTTCCAGTATTTCCAGTAAATGACCGGTATGCTCCTGTGTGAGTTTTTCCATGCCCCAGTCATCCAGGATCAGCAGTTGTTTTCGGCCCAACTGTTGGAGCTGTTTGCGGTAAGTGCCATCCAATCTTCCTGTACTCAGATCATCCAATAAGCGTTTTAAACGGTAATACCTGACTTCATGTTGTTGCTCACAGGCCTGACTTCCAAACGCACAGGCCAGATACGTTTTTCCCGCACCCGTCGGCCCAGTGATCAGGATGTTTTGTTTCCGATGCAGATAACCACCATTGAGCAACTCACTGAGCTGTGCTTTATTCAGTCCACGATCGCCTCGATAGCTGATTTGACTGACACTGGCGTTTAATCTCAGTTTGGCTTGTTGTTTGAGCTTCAAGATCCGCGTCTGATGTCGGTTTTGTAATTCACTGTCCAACAGCAGACTTAACCGCGCTTCAAAGCTTAAATCGTGATACGTTCCAGGTTGTTCCTGTTGCAAGGTTAATGCAGTGGCCGCATGACCCAGTCGCAGTTGTTTCAGTTGCAAAAGTAGCTGTTCCATCCGTTTCGTCCTCGCATTAATGGTAAAAATCGGGGCCGCGAACGTTGCTGTGATGCAGCTCTGGTGTCACGGTGACCTCTTGTTGGAACATGCCTTCTCGTCGATTCAGCAGTAAGTTTTTGATGAACTGGTAATGGATCTTCTGAACCTGTAACGCATCACAACACGCTTGTTCCAGTCGTTGTTCGCTGTATTTGCGGCTGAGGCTCAATAATCCTAAACAGCTTCGGTATGCCTGCTCCGGATGTGCTCTGGATTGCAACAAGAGCGTCACCACTTGATGCGTTGAATGACCGATGCTGGCTCCCCAGCCCAGCAATCGCTCGGGTGACCATTTTTGTGCTCGATGCGAACCGGGCATATGGTCTGCACACGTCGTCATTCCTCGCAGCCGTTCGCTCTTTGGATGCCGAGCGACCAGCTTGTTCTGGAAGTAAATGCTCACCAATCGTGTGCCTGCTTCCAGAAGGACATGCTGACCCACCAACTGATGTGGAACGGAGTAATAATGTTTCTGATATTCAATGTGATAGTCAGGGCCAACTTTGGCTTGTTTGGTCTCGGTATATTCAAACCGATACGCAGGTAACAGCCTGAGTGCAGGCCGATCGAGTGATTCAAACAATGCTTTTCGGCTCACGCCAACCTGTTTCATGATCCGCAGATTCATTTCATTCATCAGCTCACGGATCCGAAGGTTTAACTCGCGGAAGGTATAAAACGTCTGATGACGTAATCGCATCATGATCCAACGCTCAACCAGCAAAACGGCATTTTCAGCCTTGGCTTTATCTTTGGGTTTATACGGTCTCGTAGGCAAGATAGCTGTTTGATAATGAGCAGCCAGCCGCTGATAACTGTCATTGATTTGCGGCTCATATCGGTCGGCTTTTGTCACCGCAGAGCGCAAATTGTCTGGAACCAGCAAGGCGGGAACACCACCAAAGTGTTCAAAGGCATTGGCATGAGCTTCTAACCAATCTGACTTTTTCTGACTGGGAAAGGCTTCGACATAGGTATATCCGGAAGCGCCCAGTGTGGCGACAAAGACTTGTGCCTGACGGATATCACCGGTATCCGGATTGACCACAGGAATGGTCGGGCCACAGTAATCGATAAACAGCTTATCGCCCGCCAGATGTGTCTGGCGCATGGAACGTTTCTGCTGTTTCAGCCATCGATTGTAGTACTCGCAGAACTGCGTATAGGCATAAGCCTGCTCACGATGTTGCTCGTAATATTCCTGCCAGAGCAACATTTTGGTCATGCCTTTGCGTTTCAGATCCAGAAAGCAGGCGGCAAAATCAGGCATCACCCGATGAGACTCAGCACCTTTAGGCCGGTACAGAACCGAGGTGAGTTGCTGATCTGAAATATCATCCGACAACGGCCAGGTAAACCGACTTTGTTTAAAGCGGGAAAGCAGCTCAGAAACCGAGGATGAGCCGAGTTTCAGACAAGCGGCGATATTGCGGTTTGAGAGTCCGCAATCAAATTTAAGGCGTAATGCCTCTCTGATTTTTGACATAGAAATTCTCTTCTTTGGCATAGCTCACGACCTTGTCTGAAAAACAGTAGAGACAAAGATAGTGAGTGATTGATTTAAAAGAGAAAACAGAAGGATTTCGGGGATTACGATCGTGTATTTCGGAGGTAACGATCATCGATTTCGGAGTTAGGGTCAAAAATGACCGGAAAATCGCGGAATGGGTGATCGGATTATCGCGAAATCAGCGATCGTATAATCCCGAAATGGGTGGTCGGAATGCTCCGAAATATGCAATTGGAAGGGGTTGCTGTAATGGCAATCCCTTTGCCTTTTCTGGGGCCGTCAATTACGCAGACCCTTTATTTGGATGGGGGATTGATTGCGACTTACTTTTGGTATGTCACAATGGGTCAGAACGGAATTGACCCCTCAACAAATCTAGAATCAGTGCGTCTTGTTTGAATAGCTATGCTCCGTTTGCTTGTAAATGTTTACTGAGTGCTGAGATTATTTTGTTGAAGTTCTTATGATGACGATGCGCTCCAGCAAGGTTCATCCCCATTTTTAGATCAGACTCGATACCAACCACGCATGATGATTCATCAATCTTATCTACGATAAGCGACAGATTCTCTCCCCATGAAAACATAGACATACCTGTACTTGCATTAATGCGACCTATTACTTTATCCGTTTCTTTAACGTTCATACCGATCGCCGGTAGCACTTGCGTTAATCCGTTGAAAACATCTTCGTATGGAAAAGGAAATTTCTGCTGGGTAGCTTGGCTTGCAAAACTCATTGCGTACTCCTTGTGATGGTCACAGATGAGATTGATTAATAAGTACGCTATTGGACTCAATAGGTAAACTCAATCGCGTTTTCATATTCGTATGATGTGCATCAATAAACTGATTGTGATGTGGTTTGCTTGTGGACGGATTTAAAAGGAGGGGGTGGATATGAGTTTGAGATCCCAATAAATGACAAAGCCCCACGAATGGGGCTTAGGCAGCGGATAATTGAACTAGTGAGTTTTTAGATGAACACCAACCACAGAGGGCATCCATTACATCTAGAATTACATCTTCATATTCTTCGTCTAAAGATTTAGTTCTACGAATTTCTTCAAATTCATCAAGCAACTGTGAACTGGTTATACCTTCGCTCATCAGGTGAATGCAAATCTCACGAAGAGGCTTTTCGCCGTAATGATTATCAACGGCATTTAATAGAGAATTATGAATCTTCATCTTTATCTCCATCCTTACCAAAATGCGTCCAGTAGTCTCTAGTGTTGTGTAGATTTTGCACATATTCAGTATATGACATCTGTTGTGCAGGAGCAATGAACCCGTGCCCTAGATTATTTGGATCTTGGATGTACTTAAGATTAAATGAACCAAGATGAACAGTTTTAATACAAAATACAGGGTCTCTACCTGTTCCGCCAAATTCGGATGGTCTTCTATGTTTAGGTAGATTATCAACTGGTAATGGTGATACCGACATCCCATGAAATCCTGGGCCTACCATCGCTTGGCTATCAGGCTCGATGTCAGATGGATTTCTGACACCTAATGTTCTTGATGAGTCACCGGTTTCAGGCTTCCCGTCATCAGATTTCTTCATTCCTCTAACGAGCAATTCAGGTAGTTCATCGTCCAATTTAAAATACCTAGACTGAAGTTGTTATTGATTAATTTTTTGTAGGATAAATATTAACACGATACCTAATGTGGTTATCAGGCGTTGCGGTATTTATTTATTGAAGACATAAATAGTTCACGCCACTTCGGATCAATAGTCTCTACATCCATCTCTGCAGATTTCAGATCACCTTGGCGTTCTTTCCAGACATCGCAAGCGGCCGCTTGTCTACTTCGACTTGCTCTTGTTCATCAATCGGATGTGAACAAATATGAAAGTTCATACCCAAATATGTAAAATCTACATATTTCAGCCAGAGCAAAATTGCTCCCGCTAACTTACTGATAAACAAGCAAAGCTCAAAAGTGAGCCGACAAAATCAAATGTGTTTTTAAAGCACCCTTAGCAAAGTGATTCCCCACTGGTGGGAAATCTGATACAGACAGAAATACGAAATGATGACAAATGACGACATTCATCAATCACATGGAAAATAGATTTAAGTATTCTTGGAAGAATTAAGATTGCCTAGATATTCAGGAAGATATTAATCAATAACCGTGAGGTAACAGGATGAAGCCTTTTTTATTGTTTTTTTTATTGATAATTACATCAACTTGCAGCGTTTTTGCCAACCAGTGGGAGCTATCTAATAAGCCAGATCCAATGGGTAGAGGTAATGATGAAATAGCTTCTGTAAAAAGTGAAAATACTTTCGAACTACAACAGCCGTATTCTGGTATTCAACATGCAACATTTGTTTTGAGAAAGTTACACAATGCTGATAATGAATTCGTGATCGCTCTGGATCGTGGACAGTTTGTATGTGGAACCCCAGACTGCTTTATTACCGCAAGAATAGATGATCAAGACAGCACTAGGCTAAAAGTGTCTTCTCCGAAAGATGGAAGTACAAACATTCTGATTGGTTCGTTGGATGTGGCTACAAAAAGAGCAATAACAGTAGGAAAAAAACTTCTTATCGAAACCACTGTATTCCAGAACGGAGAACAAATTTTCGAATTCAATATTGCAGATACACCGTTTAAAGGTAGTACTGGTTATCTGATCGGCGAGTTGAAAGCGATGAAGAAATCAGGAAAAGGAATGCCAGAAGCAGATGATAATAAAATCTCACTAGAAATGAATGCATACAGTTTTAAAATTTGCAGGCAAGCAGGAAAGGAATCAGCAACGAAAGATGAAAATGATTCGGTTAATATAATTAACAGTGATACAAAAACTGATTTTGTATCAACAGAATATAGTCAATATTCAATTATGAGAAAAGAATGTAAGAAAGGATCAAGTAAATCGCTAATTACATTTTATCACTACAAATAACCGCCTTCTCGATAACGTTGAACCCGCTCTGGCGGGTTTTTTGTTGTCTGGGTAATAAAAAATAAATCATATGTCTATAAATATGACGATTCTTTTATTCGTTTAATCCACCAGCCGCAAAACCGATAAGACGTAGATTTCTAGACCCCCGAAATGTGGTTGTCGAGATGCCCGATTCAAGCATTCCGGTATCGGCACATTTTTGCTCCCATACAGTTCAAACGTTCTCTGACAGCAAGAAATCTGAACCACATATTGTTGACGAGAGAGCTAAAGGAAGCCTAAAAAATTTAGGAGGGGCTAAACTAGATTGAATATCAAAAAGTATTTGGTAAGCGGGGTGACTCAGCATGGGTATTTTTGATTTTATAAAAAACAAGTTATTAGGAACAAAACAAAAGATAGAGACGGTAAACAGGCATGAAGAATTCAATGATCTTGTTGAACACCGTGATTACCTTGAGTCTGCTGCGGAAAAAAAATGCGAAGCATTAAATCTAATCAAAGAGAAAAGATTTGATGATGCCTGGCGTGTTCTTCACCAGAAGAAACAGCTATTGATGCTTCATTCAAACCAGTATGGATGTACAAAACAGCAAGCTATCGCTATTGACGGCGCAGTTCATGAGCATCTCGCAAACATACTAAGGCTAGAGGGTAGGCATGATGAAGCGCTAATTCATTGTGTTTACTGGATCAAATCATCAGCAGATCACCACATAACAACATCTCAACTTAAAAAACTTCCAGCCTATTTAAACAGAAGTTCGGTCAACAAAGACGCACATCAATCAATAACTGATTACGCAACAAACCCAAATGATGGTCTTGCTGACATTTCTTCAATTAAGTCTAAGTTATCAGAGCTATTCAACCATAAGGCATAAAACTTTGCTCAGCGGTTCGGATATGTGGATCAAACACAGTGAACTTATAATCAATAAATTCGATAAATATTGTTTATTTAATCAAATAAAGTGGTAAATTAATTGCTGTATATAAATACAGTATGGGGTTTACCAAATGAGCAATTTTGAAAACTACGCACCAGCAGAAACAGTTCGTATCGAATTTGAAGACTATGCAGGCAACCCAACAGGGGAATGGTTGAATGTTCGCCGAATTGATTCACAAGAGGTTGTACAGGCATATCTGGAATATAACCGAGCTGTTGCTGAAGGTGCTGATCAGGAAAAGCTGGGAACAAATTTACTGTGCATTATGATTGAATCCTGGTCATTTGATGATGCTCTCTCTACAGAATCAGTACAGCGGTTCGCAACTGTGTTCCCGGCAGTCGTTGATCAAATCATTACGGCAGCACAAACAAAGGCTAACTTTGTAGCAAAAAAGTAAATCAGCTACTCGCTAGGATGCGGGCAGAGTGGCGTCTAGATATGACACCTCATGGAAGCTCAAAAACAATGCGCGAGCATCTTGAGTTAGTACATGAACTAACCGGGCGCAGACCAAAGCCATTGCGCGATCTCGATGAACTGCCGTTTCCTTCCGAACTAAC